AGCTACTTTGGCTGGAACAAGTTATGGAACGTATTTCCAAGGTGTTTTAGTGAGGAGTGCTTAATGACTTTATATGAAAAAATTATGCAAATTTATCCTCAATTAATTGTTGAGGATTTTATGCTAACTGGTACAATTCAATTACGCAACGACTCTGATGGCAAGGGTGACTACATTGCCAAGTGGGAACACCCAACACTTGCACAACCAACGCAAGCACAACTTGAGGCAGTAGGGAAATGACCAACGCAATTTCAATAGCACAGTACGGCTCTAGCAATCCTACGTTTAGGAATAGGATCATTAATGGTGACGATTTGACGACTTTCATATCTACACTACCGTAATACCAAATCCTCATCAACTAAATAGTAGATAAAACTATTTTTTTATGAGGACACTATGTCAGCTGCCTATTCCAACCAGTACCTTGAACAAGGGACAACTTTTCAAACTTTAATTACCTTAGACTCCTCTAACGGTAGCGCATACAATCTCTACGGGTTCTCAGTAAACTCTCAAGCAAAGAAGTCATATTACTCAAGTAATGTGATTCTACAATTCACATCTTCCATTTATGATGCTTCTAACGGTATCATACAACTATCAGCCAACAATTCCGTAACTGCCAATGTACCATCAGGTAAATTGGTATATGATGTGGTTATCACAGACCAATATGGTGTAGTCACTAGAGTTTTAGAAGGTCAAATATTTGTGGCGCCAGGTGTAACCAATGTGAGAGGTATTCCACCAGGTTCTCCACCAAATACTAATACGGATGAAGAAACGGATCTATAATGCCAGTAACCGTATCGCCAATTCAAACAATCAATGTAAGGGTTAATCCACAGAACCAACAGGTTGTTCAATCATCCTCACAGTTCGTTGGTGCTTCAGGCGCTCTTGCTCAAGAAGCCTTGAATCTGGCGAATACTGCGTTAGCACAATCTAATACTGCTATTGCTCTGGCAGAAGAAGCAGTTGCCAATGTACACGGTGATAGATTAATCAGTACGTCTAATGGTCAGGCGATACTAGATTCTAGTAATAACTTTACAGTACCAGGTAGTATACTATTTACCCCTGTCGGTAATTCTGCAATTTCTACTGGATCAACCACTATTGTTGTACAGGCAAATACCTTAAATGATACAACAGGTTTATACTTAGAAGATGGTGGTATAGCTGTAGTATATGCAAACGGCCAAATCCTTTTACAGGCCGGTGATACTCAACAATATCCTCCAAGTTGGTTTTTTAATACAGACGGTACAATATCATTTCCCGACAATACATTACAAGGTACTGCATTTAGTTCCGACTATATTTCTCAAATTAATGATGCAACCAATATTGCCAACTATGCTTCTAATAAAGCAAACAACGCTTTAGCCAATACATCAGGAACATTTGGCGGCAACTTAACAATTTCCGGTAATCTGGCCGTACTCGGCACTACAACATCTGTCAATACCGAAATTGTAAACCAACAAGAAATTGTGGCAGGTAAATTAACGGCAAATGCCAATATCTCATCGACAAGTACAAATACAGGTTCTCTTATTGTTTTGGGTGGTGTAGGAGTGTCCGGGAATGTATTTGCCAACGGTATTAGTTTAACCACCAACAATTTTACGGCAAATGCCATTACCATTGACGGTGGTGGATTTTAATAAATACCCTATAATAATAAAAAGGTCCTAAGATGGCTATTTCCAATACAAGTATTCTAGTCAGACGTTCGTTAACGACTGCTACACCAACATCATTCAAACAGGGTGAAATTGGTTATTCATATAGTTCCAATAACTTCTTTATTGGTTCTCCAACAGGTGACGGTGTAGTTGCTATCGGTGGTTACAATACTTATACTGCCGTTAATAATGCCACTCAGTCTAACACAGCATCTACTTTAGTTAAAAGAGACCCTAACGGTGCTTTCTTTGGTAGATTATATGGTGATGCCAACACCGCTGACACATTAACCAACTCACAAAACTTCTCAGTTTCTGGTGGTGATATCACGGCATCTGCTGTTGGTTTCAACGGTTCTGCTGGTGTTACACTTAATGCTTCACTAAACAACGTAGGCGGTCTATCTGCTGGTACAGTTGGTTCTTCTTCATCTGTTCCAGTTATTCAATACGGTGCCAACGGTCGTATCTTATCCGTTTCATCTGCTGGTATTCAGACATCATTCACAGTATCTGATAGTGTAAACAGTAACACAGTTAACGGTGGTTCTACACTAACATTCAAGGCCAACACAAACTCTGGTATTACAACTTATGTTGGACCAAATAACGAAACAGTTTATTTTGGTGTAGACAACACATTAGTTCGTGCCAATACATCTGGTGGTCCACAATCAATTGGTACAGACGTACAGATTTCTGGTAACTTGATTGTTACTGGTGCTGTAACATATGTCAACACATCAATTTCTCAATCAACATCTTCACTATTACACCTTGCCGCTAACAACACAGTAGGTGATGTATTAGATATCGGTTTTGTAGGTACATACAATAACGGTTCTGCTAACGTATCAACTGGTTTGGTTCGTGATGCTGGTAACAAAGGTTACTATTTGTTCTCTGGTGTAAATTCAAGTTCTGTAACCGGTAACACAGTTGCTAATAACTTATTCACTACTGCCAACACAGCAACATTGTATGCTAACATCATTGCACCACAGGCAAATGCTTCTTCAGCAAACATTACGACTGCTACGATTGGTACATTATCATTAACTAATCCGTTAGCATTAACATCTGGCGGTACTGGTGCTACATCATTTACCAACGGTCAAATCGTAATTGGTAATGGTACAACATCATTAATTTCACTTGCTAACAGTTCTTATTCTAACACAGGCACATACGGTACAAACTCAACACTTGCTGGTTTAACTGTTGATGCTTATGGTAGAACTACGGCAGCCGCATGGCAACCAATTTCTGGTCTAACAGTATCTCAAGGTGGTACTGGTCAAGCTACATTTGCTACAGGTCAGTTGATTATTGGTGGTGGTACAGGTCCAATGAACGCTTTGGCCAACTCATCATATGCTAACACAGGTACATATGGTACAAACTCAACTCTAGCAGCATTAAGTGTTGACGCTTATGGTAGAACCACAGCAGCTTCATGGCAACCAATTTCTGGTTTAACTGTATCACAAGGCGGTACAGGCGCAGCAACATTTACTACAAACGGTATCACATACGGTAACGGTACAGGTGCTATTCAAGTTACGGCAGCTGCAGGTACTTCAGACCAAACTTTTAGTAATCAAATGTTAACAGTCACCAACGCCGGTGTTCCTGTATGGACAACAACAATGGACGGTGGTAGTTTTTAAAAAATAAAAATGAGTGAATCTTGTTTAAAAAAATCAACTATATAATTAATATATAATAGGAGTTTGATATGGATAAAACATATTTTGATTATTACATTGAGATAATGACAAGTACATTAACCGATGCAATACAAAAAAATATATCGTTACAAGCAAATGCTAGAATAAGTGATGTGGCAATAGGTCAATTAAATGAGAAAGTGCTAGAACTAGAAGCACAACTTGATAATACAAATTATGAGGCTAAGATTAATGAATTGAACCAAGAAATTTCTAGGTTAGGTTCTATGAAGGCTGAGTATGAGAATATTAAGCATCAAGCAAATCATGTTGATACATTTAGATCCGAGTTGTTGAAAGCAAGAGAAGAAACTCAACAAGTTCGTGATGAATATGAAAATAAGATTAAAGAATTGACCGATAAGATTGCCTATTTACAATTAACTCCTGCCAAGCGAAAAAAGATTGACGATTTGAATAAGAAGCCTGAAGAACCAGCCGGTTTGGATGTCATAATAGAAGATGGTGGTAGTTTTTAAAGTAAATAAATGGCAATAGCAAATACAGTTATTCAGTTAAAAAAGTCCAGTACAACTGGACGTACACCAGTTTCACTTAATGTAGGTGAAACGGCGCTGAACTACGCCGATGGTAAACTGTTCTACCTCAACTCATCTGGTACCGTTTCGTACTTCTACGGTCAAAACAACGGTCCGTCTTTTGCCACAGCAAATGCTAACGGCACACTAATACTTACTACAGTAGCCAACGATACATTGAGTTTTAATCCTGGTAATAATATTGTTATCACAGGTAACTCAACATCAAAATCAGTATCAATTACACTATCTAATAATATTACTGTTTCGGGTAATATAACAACAGGCGCAGGCGTTGGTGGCAATATTACTGGTGCTAACAATATATACGCTAATACTTTTATTGCCAACTCACCAACTTCTACTGTATATGTAACACAAAGTCAGTTAGTTCAAGACACAACAAACACCTATAATCACCTATACACATTAGGTCTATTCTCAGGTAACACCGACCAGTCTATTCAGATTGGTGGACAAAACTTTGCTAACACACAGAACTCATCTACAGACTTAGCACTATACAATAACTTAGGTACCGATACCAATAACTATATTGATATGGGTATCACAAGTGCCGCCTATAACGTGGTACTGAATAACTTTACGGCTTCACAACCAGGCGATGGTTATTTGTATGCCAACGGTTCAAACCTGATTATTGGTACATATACACCAGGTACAAACTTAAAGATATTTGTAGGTGGTTATAACTCATCTAACGTAGTTGCCAACTTCAATGCTCCGAATACGGCATCTTCTTCAAATACGACTGGTGCATTGACAGTTAGGGGTGGTATTGCTGCCACAGGTAACGTATATGCCAATTCGATATACACCAATGGTTTGTATTATGCAGCCAACGGTAATCCAATATCAACTGGCGGTGGTTCAATAACTCTGAGTGATTCCATATCTTCAAACTCATCTGCCAATGCGGCCACATCTAACGCCGTATATGTTGCTGTTTCTACTGCCTTGGCTTTCTCAATAGCCCTAGGATAAATATCCTAATAGGAGACTTAAATGGCCAATATAACAAACAGAACCGACTTCACAACCTACTGTCTTAAGAAACTGGGATTTCCAGTTATTGAGATTAACGTTGATGACGACCAGGTTCAGGACCGTATTGACGATGCCTTACAATATTTCCAAGATTATCACTTTGATGGTCTACAGAAAGTCTATTGGATTCATACCATCACACAAGATGATATCAACAACAGATATCTAGACGCATCTCAAGCGGTAGATACCGCCAATACTCCTTTAGAAATTGCTGGTATTTCCCGTATTTTCCCATTGGATGATTCACAAGCCAACACCAATATGTTTGACTTGAGATACCAACTTCGTTTAAATGAGTTGTATGACTTCACATCAGCATCCTACATTAACTACACTTTAACTCAACAACATCTACGTTCATTAGAGTTACAGTTCACCGGTGAAGTTCCCATCAGATTTCAAAGGCATATGCAGAGACTGTATATTGATTGGGCTTGGGGTATGCAAGAAGCACCAGTAGGTCAAGTTGTGGTATCAGAATGTTATGCCGTTATTGATCCAGACCAATACGGTTTGGTATGGAATGACCGTTGGTTAAAAGAATATTCAACAGCACTTATCAAACAACAATGGGGTAATAACCTGTCTAAGTTTGCTGGTCTACAATTACCAGGTGGTGTTACATTAGACGGTCAAAAGATTCAGAAAGAAGCTGCTGATGAAATTCAGAAGCTAAGAGAACAAATGTCCGTTGAGAATTTTTCCCCTTTGGAGTGGTTCATGAACTAATGGTAAATATGAAACAAGAAGCTTTTTTATATAAATGGATAGATAAGTCCAAAAATATGTATTACATTGGTGTCCACAAAGGCGAACCCGATGATGGATATATTTGTTCTTCGAAAATTGTTAAAGAGGAATATAAAAAAAGACCTCACGATTTTTGCCGAGAAATTTTAGAATTTGGTTCATATGAAAATATGATTAAAAAAGAAACAAAACTATTACATGAAATTGATGCAGCTAAAAATTCAAAATATTACAATATGCATAACGGAGATGGTAATTTTTTCTGTAAATTCCATAGTGAAGAAACTAAAAAATTAATAAAAGAAAAATTAAAAAACCATAAAAGAACAAAAGAACACTGTGAAGCTATAAGTTCATCAAAAAAAGGCAAAATACCAATAGGAACATACACTAGAAGAAATTATAAAGGATCAAATAATCCAAATTTTGGCAAAAAAAGGCCAGAAATTGGAAAATATTTGCATGAAAAATTTTCAATGAAATATATTATCGATGGTGTGGAATATTTGGGATTATCCGAAGTTATGGAAAAATATAATTTAAATTCAAAAGCAACAGTCCATTATAGAATAAAATCAAATAGCCAAAAATTTAAAGGATGGACTTATGGCAACCAGTAATTATTTTAACAATTATGGAAGCCTTTCGGAACAAAGAGTAATTGAAGATATAATCGTGGAATCAATCCGTATAATGGGATTCGATTCATTTTATTGTCCAAACACAAATAATCAGGCAAGAGACTTACTATACGGTGAAGATCCTGTTAAGAAGTTTAGTTCTGCATTTCCTATTGAGATGTACTTACAGAATAACGGTGAGTATCTAGGCGAAAAAGAATTCTTTTCTAAGTTTGGTCTAGAGATTAAGAACCAAGTTTCTGTGGTTATGTCTAAACGTTCTTTTAACCAAAGAATGCCAGCATTTTTAACCAGACCACTTGAAGGTGACCTGGTTTATATTCCATTCTTAAATGGTACTGGTGAATTGTATGAGATTAAGTTTGTTAACCAGACCAAAGACTTCTTTATGTTGGGTAGAAAGCATCCATACTTCTATGAGTTAGAGATGGAGAAATTCAAGTACTCACAGGAAATCGTCAACACAGGTATGCCAGACATTGATGGTATTGTGGCAGATTCAGCATACTCTATTACATTAGAAATGGGTACGGGTACAGGCAACTATACAGGTTCAGAGATTGTATTCCAATCACCAGACGGTACGTATGCTAATGCTACGACTGTGGCTGTAGCACAAGCCTGGAACTTACCAAACAAAACTTTGGTGGTTACAAATATCACAGGCGAATTTGTAGATGCTCAATCAATCATTGGTCAATCAAGTGGTGCTCACTATACATTGAACACATATGATGATTTGAATGTTCCTACACCTAAAGAAGTTTACGATAATTCATACATCAATAGTTCAGCAAACGGTATCATTGATTTATCTGAATCTAATCCTTTTGGTAGCATATAATGGCAAATGTATATTACGATAGAGTTATACGAAAATTAGTTATTGGATTTGGAAACTTATTCGATAAGATTACTCTTGTCCGTTATAATGCTGATAATACAGAAGCGGAACGATTTATTGTTCCTATTGCCTATGCAGCCAAAGAGTTGTATGTTCAACGTATTGAAGGCGATCCAAACTTAGATAAGAAAGTTCAGATGACTCTACCAAGAATGTCATTTGAAATGAAAGGTTTGTCTTATGATGCTTCACGTAAACAAACAACCAATCTAAGAAATT